GCGCAATGAAGCCCCATTGGCTAGCGTGTCGATTACCGCTTCAGCGGCCTGGCGCTTGTCCTGGATCATGGCTGACAGAATACCTTGTTTTTATCGCAATGGGTGCGTTGTTTTGTCGCATGATTTTGTTGCGATGGGAGCATTTTAGGTGTTGCGGTAAACGCAACAAGGGCCTATATCTGGATCACCAAACGAGGGAAAACGAGGGAAAACACGTGATTACGTATCAGGTATCAATTCGAAAAGGCGAAGAAGCGCCGCGCACATTTGGTTTCAACGACACGCGACGCGCGCAAGCCTTCGCGGCAAAGATGACGGCCGAAGGGTTTCGCGTTGCCATTGTGACGCGCCAAACCGTTGAGGTTCTTCGGGAAGCGTTCCCGGAAAAATTCGTTTAGCTAATAGGGGGACACGATATGACGATCTATAAATTTTTCCCGCATTTTCGCGGCGAAACGATGCCAGCAATCCCACGCGAATGGACGCCCGCGCATTACGCAAACGACGCATGCCCGTCATGGGGAACGCCTAACGGATTGCGCGTGTTTGTCGACCGCGAAAACAAAGACATGCGCGAGTGCCCGTCGTGGCAACGGTACTCTGTACAGACAGAGGAAGGCGACACGGTACTCGACACAGACGACTGGAACGAGGTCCTTGAAACCGTGCGCAACTATTCCGTTTAATTGAGGAGACACGATATGAGATATTCAATCGAATTGACTGATACGTTTGGTGGCGAGGCAAATTACGCTTGGGTAAAGCGCGCGACCATAGATCACCCGGAAACAAAGTCGATCATGGCCTTGCGCCGCGCGGCAAAGCGTGCCGTGGGCCTCACCAATGTGCGCGGCGCTTGGTGCGATATTGGGGACACGATGGAGTTTAGGCCCCATGGCGATTGCATCGTTTTGTTTGTTACTTTGGAGGATTGATTAATGAATTTGGAAATTCACGAGAAAGCGAACAATTTGGTTCGCAATGAAGTTTACGCGAACCTTTCCCATCTAGTTGAAGCCATGGCGTCAAAGGGAGACGACGACGCAATTGAACTGATGTGCGGCGTGCTAGACTATGAGAGCGCCGCCGAAGAGGCTAGTTGGTCATATGAAGGCGATGTGTGGCGCAACATGCAATGCGACGACGCACGTGAGTTAGAATACGACGACGCGCAAGAGTTATGCGTTGCGGAGGGCATCGAGCCGCATGAACGCGAGGTTTTTGAGCACTGGTCTGTTAGTTCCTGGCTTGCCAACCAGCTTGAAAAACACGGCGAGAAAGTGGTGCGCGATTGGTATGGCCATCACGTATGGGCCAGAACAACCACGGGGCAATCAATCTCGATTGATGGGGTTATTGAGAGCATCGTTAGCGCCATGGCGCGGGGTTAGTTCAGCGTTAGAGGGCACTCGCCACGCGCGCGTGCCTTCCTCGCTGCACTAACGCAGCATCGGAGGGTTAGATCATGGCTACGGTTAACCGCAACGCGGGTTACTATTACACGGCTTGTAGTGATGGGGCGCGCATCGACAGAGGGGCGCGCATCCATTGGGCCTCGTCCAAGGCGGAGATGATCGCGCAATTGCAGGATCGCGGAGGTGATTTAAAGGTGATCGACGTTGAACCTGGCGACTTTGGGGATTGCTATTCCAAGCACGTCGTCATGCCTGACCTGGAAAGCTTGGCGGAACGCATACCCCTCGCCACACCGGATGATTTTATCGTGCGCGCGCCTGGCCAGCATCCCGGTGGATCGTTTTGGTGGGTGGACTTTTACCCAACGGTTTATGTTCCCGTTTATGAAGCGGGGGAATAGCCATGTACTCAATTTACCTATCGCACCACAGCATCAGCCAAAGCCCGACATATCTTGCGCGCACACTTCGGGGCGCAAAGCGACTAGGGACGATTAAATTTGGAGACGGGTTCGCGGATCATCAAATTAATATCGTGGACGATGTTACAGGCGGACTGGTTGCCTGGCGCTTGGTTGGACAAGCGGCGTGGAAGGATTACAGCAAATGAATCGCCCCCAAACTCGCGTTCTATTTGTACGGACCATGGCGCGCGCAATGCGCGCCCTGGATCTCTGCCAGAAGTATCGTTTGGGCGTCTACCTGGAACCCATTGCCCCGGACGGTCCGGCATTAATTCATATCGCCACGCGAACCGGAGCGGAGCGCGCGCATCGGTATGGTGGCGCGCCTATCTACACGTTCCCCTAGCCACGGCCTGGCACTCGCCACGGCCCTGCACTCGCCACGGCACATACCGCGCGGTAGGAACAAAACAAGAGAACCCCCAGGCCATGTGGAGCCCGGGGGTTCAAACACTTGTTGCACACCCTCAAGACAAGCAGACTGAGCAGTCACCGGCCCGTAACACTCGCCACGGGCCGGGACACTCGCCACGCCAGCTAACTACCCCGCCCCCAGGGCGACGAAGAGCGCCGCCACCCAATAGCCTGTTGCGACCAGGCACGCGCCGCCCAAGAAGGCGCTGACCAGAGAACCTGCCGCCCTCATGCCGCACCTGCCGCAATCAAGATGAGACCCACCATCATGATGGTCGAAAGCACAACGCTGACCAAACCCGCCAGCCAATCTATAAAAGCCATGTGAAATACCCTCCGTGATGTAAAAGCGCGCCCGCAAATCAACGAGCGGCAAACGGAGCATACTGAGCAGTTCTTAAAATAACGTTAACAAAACCACTCAAATTGCATCGAACGAAATGCATTTTCGACCGTAACACAGCGCAACAACACCGTAACACCGTTAACCACGCTGGAAATCAAAAAATGCTTTTTCTTATCTTCAAAACCAGCGGAGAGACCCCGGTTTCCAAAATCTGGGGTCAGATTTTGGAGGTAAAAAAGATTTTGGAAAGATTTTGGAGGTCAAAAACCAGCGGAAATCTGCCCTTTTCTCTCTCTTTTTCCATTATTCCAAAATAATAAGAGATATACTACATATAAAAAGATATATAGGAATATTACAGGTATGTAATACTCCACCATTTTTTATATAGAACTTCCAAAAGATTTTGGAAATGGTGGAATTTTGGTATTTCCCAATGGTTTCAATGGGTTAGCGGCTCCAAAATCTTTTCCGCCTCCAAAATCATTTTGGAGCCGCCCCCTGTTGGCGCTAATTAAGCCCCTCTGGATAATTCACTTTCACTCCCGGTTCCCGTCCCCGCTCCCAGAACCTCCGTTGCTGGCCCAGGCACGCACCACCGCCGCAATTCGCTCCGCATCCCCCCGCCTCAACCTGCGCGGCAATGGCAGTCGCACGACGCCCCCGTCGGCTAATGGCACTGGCACCTCAAACACGTCGCTTCCTCCCTCCGCACCCCCCTCATCACTTCCCCCCTCCGCCGCAGAACCCGTCCCAGATCCCTCCAGAAGCCCGCCCACGCCCTTTCCCAATCCCGCCTTGGTCACTACGGCCTCCAACTCAACGCCCAGCACACGGGCAATTTCCACGGCTTCCTTGGCGGTAAACTTCCGGCGTCCATGCAGCATCAAGGATACCGCCGCCGGGTCCAGCCCTAATCTCTTGGCAAGCTGCCGCTGGCTGACGTGTCTGTCTGCTAACCTAGTCTGGAACCACCTGGTGTCGATGTTCATACGCGCCTCCACGCAAACAACAGCCCCCCGGCTGGTGTTAACATACAACACGTCGTGCTCCGTAACAACATGACCCAACGCAACATTCGCAAAAACATCGCAACAATGGTGTTGCGTTTATCCAAACGTGTTGTTACGCTTCAGGCGCAACATGGAGGACTGCAATGAAACCGCGCAACAACGGGAAGCACGGGAAGCCGACCTACAACCAGGCGGCAAAGGTCATCGGGAGGTTTGGCGGGGAGAGCGCCCTCGCTTACCTTCTGAACTGCTCCCGCATCACAATCTACCGCTGGCAGTATCGCCGCCCGTATGGTTGTGACGGTCTGATACCTTCCCCTCGGATTGAACAAATCAAAGCGGTGGCGCGCGAGAACGGCGTCTTGATCCGCCCCGAGGATTGGGTGCCCGAGACGCTGACGTGGGAAGACAACGAACCCATCACCCCGTCCGGCCCCCGCAAGCTGGTGATTGTATGACCAAGAATGTGATCGGCATCGACCCCGGCTTCACCGGGGGATGGGCCGTCATGGCTCCCAACTTCGAATTGATTGCCGCCGGGAGGATGCCGACCCGCCGCCCGAAGAACACGGTCGAGATAGACGTGCCAGCATTGGCCCGCATCCTGGAAGAAGCCGACGCATCCCACGTCTACGTTGAGTTCGTCACATCGCGGCCCAGGCAAGCGCATCAATTCCGCTTTGGTCTGGCCGCTGGCATCGTCCATGGGACTGTAGAAGCTTTGGGGTTCAGTCTGAGGATCGTCGCCCCGCACGTCTGGCGCGGGTCGGTGGGGCTACAAGCACGCGCCGAGCACGAAACCACATCAGTTCACAAAGCACGCTCCCGCGCGCTGGCATCCAAACTCTGGCCCAATCACGCCCCCCGATTCTCCAAGACCCTGGACGACGGCGCAGCAGAGGCCGCTTTGATCGCAATGTACGGGATGCAACACATTTCAAGAGAGGAATGAACATGCGTAAAAAGACCGACCCGATCAACAATCCGGGCCACTACACAGACCACCCCAGCGGGGTGGAGGCGATAACGATCACCGAAGCCTTCAACTTCAACCTGGGCAACGTCATCAAGTACGTATGGCGCGCGGATCACAAGGGCGACCCGATGGCCGACCTGTTGAAAGCCCAGTACTACATCAACCGTGAGATCGAGCGCCGACAGCGCGAGAAGTCTTGAGTTTGCCGATTAGATTGGTATATTCGCAACGCATTGTTGCGAGGTATTGAGATGCCAAAAGGGCATAACCGTTTGGATTTAACAGGCCATTTTTATGGGCGTCTAGAGGTTTTGAGATTGGTCGGCAGAACCAAGGCCAACAAAGCAGTCTGGGAATGCCGCTGTTCCTGCGGCGCTGCCAAAAACGTTTGCGCCAACAGCTTGAGGTCCGGGCACACAGTAAGCTGCGGATGCCACCGAAAAGAACAAACCATCTTACGGTCCACAAAACACGGGCAAGCAAAACGGCGGGGTTTCAGCGGCGCGTACCAATCGTGGGCCGACATGTTGAAACGATGCACCAACCCCAGAAACTGGGCTTGGAAATACTACGGCGGAAGAGGAATTACCGTCTGCGACGAATGGCATGATTTTGAAAATTTCTATCGCTCAATGGGCGAAAGACCCCCCGGCTTAACGCTTGATAGGATCGACAATGAATCAGGATATGGGCCGGGGAATTGCAGGTGGGTTGACAGAAAAACCCAAGCCCAAAACCGTCGAAAACCCGTTCGCGCTATTTCCCTACCAGACGGAGGGCGCAAAGTTCCTGGTTGAAAACAAGCAGGCTTTGCTGGGCGACGTGCCAGGTCTTGGGAAGTCTGCCCAAGCTATCCATGCGTGCGACTTGATCGCCGCCACCAACATTCTGGTGGTCTGCCCTGCCAATCTCCGCATCAATTGGAGCCGTGAGTTCGAGCGGTTCTCCACGGTCAACCGCCCGGTCACCATCATCCAAACAGCCAAGACCCAACTCCCCCCGAGTGGCGTCTCAATTGTCTCTTATGATCTCCTGGTCTCAAGCGAGGCGTTACGCGCCGCATACCGGAAGAAAAAACACGACGTGTTGATCCTGGACGAGGCGCATTACCTGAAAGAACGCACGGCGAAACGGACGAAGGCGATCTACGGTCACGGGAAAAATCCCGGCATCATGGCGTCGGCGACCCACACTTGGCGTCTCAGTGGCACACCGATGCCCAACAACCCCAGCGAACTGTACACCCACCTGAAGTCAATGGGGCAGGAGGCGCGGAACTACTGGGATTTCGTCGCCGAGTACTGCGATGGGTTCGAGTCGAATTTTGGTTTCAAGATTACGGGAGCGAAGCAGGCGGCGATCCCGAAACTGAGGTCTGTGTTGGGGCGCGTTATGCTGCGCAGAAAGAAGGAAGACGTGGCGCTGCAATTACCGAAGATCACATTTCAGGAGGTCACGGTGCCGAAGGGCCACGTCGATCTCGACCCTTGGTTCTATGAGAACTGGAGACTGCTGGGAGAAGCCGACGTAGGCATCCCGTTGTTCCTCGAACAACTCGCTAAACAAGACCAGACGCTGCGTGCCAGCCTCTTGGCAATCAGGGACGGTCACCATTTCAATAGTGGCGACGCCCTGCGTCTCATCGAGTCCTACTCCAAATCGACATCGACGCTCCGCCGCTGGATCGGGCTGGCGAAGCTGAACGCCTGTCTCGACATCATCGAGGAAGAACTTGCGACCGGAGCGATCGACAAGCTGGTCATCTTCGCGATGCACCAGCAGGTCATCGAACTGACGCGGGTGCGGCTGCGTAAATACAACTGCGTCACCCTCTTCGGCGGGACGCCCGTGGGCAAGCGGCAGTCGAACATCGACCGCTTCCAGAACGACCCAAAGACCCGCGTCTTCATCGGGCAGGTGGTGGCCGCTGGGGTGGGGATAACGCTCACCTCCGCTGCCGAGGTCTGCTTTCTCGAATCATCCTGGGTGCCAGCCGACAACGCCCAGGCGGCGATGCGGGTCCACCGCGTGGGGCAGAAAAGGCCGGTTCGCTGCCGTTTCTTCGTCTGCGCCGACACCGTGGACGAGCAGGTCATGCGGGTGGTGGCACAAAAATCCAGGGACATCACAAAAATCCTTGACTAGGAACAATCTTGCGATAATCATTGTGATTATCTCAACGTAACGGAGGATCATCCTTGAAAATCGAGATCAACACCGAGAACTTCACCTACTTCGACCTTTGGCTGCTGGGGAAGATCCAGAAGGCGATGGAAGAACACGCTGGCGTCGGCACCGATGGCGATTCGCCCGAATACCCGCCGACCGAGGCAGAGCCTGAACCCGTCAAGAATAAGCGCGGTCGTAAGAAGGCCGACCACCTGAAGGTGGTTGAGACGGTGGAGGAAACGTTCGTCGATCCTGCCGATGCTGCCGTCGTGGAAGAAACAACCGCGACCGATACGCCAGTGGTGCCGCCGGAGATCCGGTTGTCGCTGGATGACGTGAGGGCGTGTCTGCAATCGTTTTCGCGGGCGAACGGCGTCCCGGCGTCGGTGGAACTGCTGAAGAAGTTTGGCGCAAGCCGCATTTCGGATCTGGACGTCAAACACTATGAGGCGTTTCGCGCGGAGTGCGGGGCATGAAGCCGTTCAGGTGCAGTTCCCTGTCGATGCTGATGGGCGACCCCAGGAAGAAGGGTGAGGTACTGTCGGAGACAGCGAAGTCCCACATCCTGAAGGTGGCGAAGCAGGTTCTGTTCGGGGTCGATTTCCAGATCCAGAACAAGTACGTGTCCAAAGGAAACGAGGTGGAACAGGATTCCATCGACCTCCTCAACCTGGTCCGGGGGACGGCGTACAAGAAGAACAGCCAACGCCTGAGTAACGTTTGGATTACCGGCGAAGCGGACATAGTTGAGCCGGATTTCGGCATCGACATCAAGTCCCCGTGGTCGCTCGAAACCTTTCCCATTACCAGCGACGAAGCTGACAAGCCGGAATACGAATGGCAAGCGCGGGGGTACATGATGTTGTACCAAAAGCCGCGCTGGGAGGTCATCTACTGCATGGTGGACACGCCGCCCGAACTCATGCGGTACGAACCGCCCCAGATGCACATCTGCTGGGGCATCCCCCCAGAGAAACGCATCACAGGCGTGGAGTACCGCCGCGATGTTGAACTGGAAGCGCGCATCATCGAGAAGGTGGCGGCGGCGCAGGAATTGCTCACGAAAATAATTGAATCGCGAAGCGCGCTGCACGATCTGGCGCGCGACCTGAACAACAATTTGTCCAGCGTTGTGCTGGCACCCCCAGATTGGTCCCTTCGGGCCAATAAAGCCGCACGCGCGGCATTCAACTTGGAGACTTGATATGACGAAAATTATTACCCCGATCTTTCGCGCCGCGTTTGTCGGTCTGTTCCGCGCCACCGCGCCCAGGGACAACCCCGATGGCAAGAAGAAGTTCTCGATCCGCGCGGTGTTCATGCCGGATACGGACATCGGCGAGTTGAAGAAAGCAGTGTCGCAGTGTGTCGTCGAGAAGTGGGGAAAGACCCCGCCGAAGAACCTGCGCTCCCCGTTCCGTGAAAACGGTGAACTCGACAACTCCATCGCTGGCGTCCCTGATGACGCTGTGGTCATGACCTTCTCCGCCAACGAAGACCGCCGCCCCGGCTTGGTGGACAAGGATCTGCAGGACATCATCGACGAGAGCGAGGTCTATTCCGGCGGCTGGTTTCGCGCGCAGGTCCGTCCCTACGCTTATGAAACGTCTGGCAATCGTGGCGTGGCGTTTGGGTTGGAAAACGTCCAGAAGTTGAAAGACGATGCCCCCCTGGGTGGTGGCCGGATGCCAGCTTCGAAGGCGTTCACGAAGGCAGACTTGGCCGACAGCGCAGAGGATGTGTTTGGATGACAATGAACCTGACCAACCGCCGCCTCTGTGTCACCGAACAGGTGGGACCGTTCGCTGTGTCCGTGGGGTTTTTGCAAGATGCCCACGGCGAGTGGACGATACCGTGCGAGGTGTTCGTCCAGGCGCGCGGGAAGTCTGGATCTGAACTCGACGGCTACCTCTACGACATCGGTGTCCGTGTATCGAAACTGATACAGGGCGAGACATAGAATGACCGCGCGGTTTCAAGAGATCGCGCGGAAGTACACCCCGCCATACATCAAGATCCGGTTCAAGCGGAAGAGGAATGGCAAGGTGGTCTTGGCCCCGGCACACGCATGTCTTCTGAGGGAAGAGATGCTCGTGCCAAGGCCAGACACAATAGAAGGATTGGCCTACTACCTTCACGAATGCGCCCACTTCTGGCTCCGACACTTCGCTCCTGGCGAGGCGCTCACCCAGAAGATGCGCGACCTCTACACGGGCGGCGAGACGGAAACGACGGCGCAGCAGGAGTACGAGGCCGAGCAGTGGACGATAGCGACGTTGCGTCGTGAAGGAATTGCAGTGCCTAAACACGTCATGAAGGACATGCGTGATTACGTTGATGCGTGCGTGAAGTTTGACGGTGACGACGCCCCTCACAGGGTTCGCAAGTTTGTGAGACAATCGCCTCGCCGTCGTGGTGGCGGCAAAAAAGGAGACTGACGATGGTTACTCAGGATTTCATCTTTTCGATGGTGCGCCATTTCCTGACCCTTGGCGGCGGCTGGCTGGTTGCGCGTGGCATCGCGGATGCTGGGACGGTCGAGACGTTGGTCGGCGGCGTGATGGCTGCTGTCGCCGTAGGCTGGTCTTGGTACACGCACAAGAAGGCCCCGCCCGTTGGGGGTTGATTATTGGACCACCTTCAAGACTTCCGTCATCGTTGTCTTCCTCCTGGGGGTCGCGTGGTCGGGCTGGAAGGTCAACCAATGGCGAAATGATGCCGCGAGGGCTACGGCCCTCGCGGAACAGGTAAGGATTGAGCGCATCAAGGCGTCGAGGGCTGATGCGGCACGATTGAAGATCGAGAAGTCGTTGAGAGAAAAAGGTGTAGCGGTGATCGAGCGGGTGAGGGTGGTGAAAAAGATGGTGCCTCATGTTGTTCAGGGTCCTAGTTGTGATTTGCCTGACGAATTTGCTGGCGAGTTGCAGCGTCTCCGGGAGGGCGTTGTGCCCAACACCTCCCGGTAGCCTGCTGGTCCCGGCTGGTCCTCTGGGTCAGCCGGGACAACCTCCTGCCAAAACGCAGAAGGAAGTGCTTGAGCAGTATGTGGAGGACATCGGGCGCTACGAGGATTTGCGCGCCCGACACAATGAATTGATTTGGTGGTGGGAAACGAATTGTTTGGAGGACAAGTGAGTGTTTTTTATAACGAGATTGATCCGTTTGCTGCGCAGTGGTTGCGCAACCTCATGGCCGCAGGCCACATCGCGCCAGGTGTCGTAGATGAGCGATCCATCGAAGACATCAGGCCAGATGAACTTTCCAGATATGCCCAGTGCCACTTTTTTGCAGGCATCGGCGTCTGGTCATATGCCTTGCGCCTTGCCGGATGGCCTGACGACAAGCCCGTTTGGACAGGATCTTGCCCGTGCCAGCCTTTCAGCGCGGCAGGCAAAGGAGCAGGGTTTGCTGACGAGCGGCACCTCTGGCCCGCGTTCCACCACCTCATCAATGAGTGCCGCCCTTCGCTCGTTTTTGGCGAGCAAGTTGCGAGCAAAATTGGCCTTGAGTGGTTCGACCTTGTACAAGCTGACATGGAAGGATCGGGTTACGCCTGCGCAGCGGTCGATCTCTGCGCTGCTGGCGTCGGCGCTCCACACAAAAGGCAGCGGCTCTTTTTCGTTGGAACGAGGATCGCGGACGCCCATCGCGCAGAGGATGAGGAAATCCAGTGCAGCGATTGCGGGCGACCTGTTTTCGACGGATGCGATTGCTACCACGGGGAAATGCAGTGCAACGATTGCGGAGAGTGGACATACCCCTTCCAGCACGAATTGCCCAACAATGGATGCCAATGGTGCGGAAGTAGTTCCTTGGGCTACGCCTTCGGCGAACGAGGATGCGGCTGGTTCCCTTCGCGGCAACATGCAGGAGATGTTGTCCCACCAAGTCCGTGGGTGGATAGCCGAATCGTCAGAACTTTCGGAGGCAAATTACGCATCGCTCCGCGTGTTGATGGCTCGCTGGCTGATGGGGCTTCCGGTCGCGGGGGACGCCTGCGCGCCTACGGCAACGCCATCGTCCCGCAAGTCGCGCAAGTCTTTATAGA